CTGAGCTGCTTTGAAGCCCGCGCTCTTCTCGTTGAAGAAGCCCTTCACACCAGCCGCGAGGTTGCCGTAGAGGTTCACCTCGTTCCGGAGCTGTTTCCCGCGCAACATGATGCGGTCCTTCTCCTGAAGGTCGTTCCGCTTCAGGAGCTCAGCGATGTCTTGCTGGCGTTCGCTGAAGTCATCGAAGGAGTTCACGAGGCCCGCGAGCGCCTTCCCCCAGTTCCCGAACACGCCATTGAGGTCGATGTCGAAGCTGAGGTCCCTAATCTCCTCGAGCTTCTCCTTCACGCCGTCGAGCTCGTCACGAGCGCGCTCGAGGTTCCCCTTCTCGACGCTCTCCGTGATGAAGGCATCCAGAGTGTCGCCCTCGAGGCCCATCCCGAGGCCTTCGCGCCCAGCTCGAGCCGCGTCCTGAGCCTGAGCGCTCGCCCAATAGAGCGCGAGCTGTTCCTTCAGGGCGCTGTTCTCGGCCCGTATCTGGTCCACCTTGTCCTTCTGTGTGCGGGCGATGAGGAGAGCGCCTTCAGCGTCGAGCTCAGCGCGGAGGAAGTCCGCCTTCTGCTTCGACAGGCCGAGGGCCTCGAGGTCCAATATCTTCGCCCGCTCACGCGCCTGATTGAGGCGCATCAGCTGGATTTCGTTCAGGCCGATTTCTTCGCGCTGGAGACGGAGGCCCCTGATGTAGTCCTCCATCGCCTCGAGGCCGCTCTTCAGGGCGTCCTCGTTCGCGTCCTTCACCTTCTTGGCGGCCTTCTCCGCCTCGCCAGCCGGAGCCACGAAGCCCTTCGTCTTTTTGTTAAGGTCCGCCTGAGCCTCGCCAGCCCCACGAAGCGAGGCCCCGTGATTGTTCAGCGCCACCAGCCCGCCCATCACAGCGGTGGTGAAGGCACCCACATAGTCCGTCCGGAAAGCACCCATGAAGGCCCCAGCCACATCCCCGCCGCTGATGAGCGCCTTCAGCGCGGCCCCGAGGCCCACGAACAGCCCTATCCAACGGTTGACGGTGGTCCGGACGAGGTTCCCCACGAAGCTGAGCACCTTGTCGAAGGCCGAGCCCATCCACGCGAGGGCCGGAGAGACGCTCGCGAAAGCCGAGGCCCAGCCCTCGGAGAACGCCTTCTGGACGAACTGGAAGGCCTGCTTCACATAGTCCCACGCGCCCACGAAGATGTTCGCCACCGTCACAGTGTCCTCGCCGAGCTTGAACTGTTCGTCACGATAGACGAACAGGAGCCCGATGAGGGCGCTCACGGCCGTGGCAATGGCCACGAACGGGTTCACCATCATGGTGGCTGTCAGAGAGATGAAGGCGCGCTGGACGCCCTTCAAGGAGGCCGCGAACAGGGCCGAGCGGGCCGAGGTAGCCCCCAGAGCCACATTCAACGCGATGACTTGCTGGAGGTAGGCCGTCACAGCTCCGACAGCCATAGCCACGCGGATGGCCACCAGACGAGCCGCCACCACGCCAGCGATGGCCGCGATGGAGCTGAGGTTCTGGGCGAGGAAGGTGATGGCTCCAGCCAGCGCCCGCGTGAAGCCCGTCATCTCGTCCAGCTCGCCGATGAAGCGGGTGGTGTAGCTCCTCAGGTTCGTGAGCGCCTGTCCCACCGTCATGGGCATCTTCGCGAACTCGGCCTCCACATCGCCGGACGTTTTCAGGAGCGCCCCGAACACTTGGTCCGAGGTGAGCTTGCCCTCCTTTCCGAAGGCGCGGAGCTGTCCCACGGTGATGCCCATCCCGTCCGCAATCATCTCTGCCACGCGGGGCATCTGTTCGAGGACGGAGTTCAGCTCTTCACCACGGAGCACACCAGAGGCGAAGCCCTGCGAGAGCTGGATGATGCCAGCGGTGGCCTCCTGAGATGTTGCGCCGGACACCACGGCCGCCTTGTTTATGGCCTCCGTCACCCTGAGGACCTCGCTCTGGGAGGCCCCGAGATTGTCAGCCGAGCGGGCGAGGCGGCCATAGAGCTCTGTCGTGGCCTCGAGGCTCGAGCGCGAGCCCACCGCAATGTCGAACACGCGCTGAGTGACGGCCGCGAGCTCGGCTTGGCTGTCCGTCACCAGCCGGATTTTCGATTGCATCGAGGTGTAGCTGTCAGCCATCCGGATGACTTCAGCGGCCACAAGGCCGAAGCCGATAGAGCGAAGGGCGAGGCCCAGCCGATTGCTAGAGCTGGCGAGGGCGTTCGTGGACGCCTCAGCGCGGCGGCCGGAGCGCTCGAGGCTGTCGAGGTCCGCCGTCGAGGTCCGAACCTGTCGGCTGTCCACAGAGATGCGAAGGTTCGCGAGGTCCGCCATTTAGAGCCCTTTCGTTTGTGGCTCTATAGGCGAACCTCGCCCTGAAGTCACGGGCTCCGCTTTCCCGAGAGCTGGCGTTCTAGGCGCTTTGCCCAGTTCTCCATCTCCTTCGCGATGCGGTCCCTTTGCTCCTGTGGAACAGCCTCACGCGGTGGGACGTAAGGCGGAGGACAGGAGGGAGCTCGGCTCTCCATCGCTTGCGTCGCATAGACGCCGGAGAGCCGCCTCACCAGAGACACATCCCACGAACTCAGCGGGTGGTCCCTGTTCACTTGCCACGCCCAGAGCTCGAGCTCCGAGATGGCGGTGAGCCCGCCCATCCCCGCGCTTTGGACAGGCCCCACCTCGAAGAGAACCTCGAGGATGTGGTGGCCCGCCCTGAGCGGTGGATAGGAGCTCACCTTCGTCTTGTGCCTAGGTTGCTTGGCCTTCTCTGGGACAGTGTAGAGCCAAGCCGCCTGACGGACATAGAGCTCGAGCTCAGCTTCCAGTTCGGCGAAAGAAGTTCGAGCGGCTGTTCACGAACTCCTCGGCCTGTTCGCGGAGCCATTCCCATCCCTCGAACACCTTCCGGACGTTCTCGGGCGTGAACTCGAGCGGCTGGCCATCGAGCTGGAAGCCAGTCCAGCCGCGAGTGAGCGCCACGAGGTCATCGAGGCCTTCGCTGTCCATCTTCTCCGCGTCCACATCGAGGGCCTTCTTGCCCTTCGAGACGCGGGCGAGAGCCGCGTTCTGGCGCTTGCGGCGGAGCTTCTTGAACACATCGCTGTCCTTCCCCAGAAGGGTGAGCGTCATCCCCTCGATGACTTCTTCAGTCTCGGGGTGGCGGACTTCCATCACCGCGCCTTCATCGGCGAGCTTCGGCTTGAGGTTGTTCAAATCCATGAATTGCATCCTTCAGCATCCGGAAACGAAAGACGGGCGCGGAGCTGTCGGATGCACCAGCTCCACGCCCGTCCTGTGTAGTCACCCCTTTACAGGACGACAAGCCTCAGCCCTTACGGGGCGTCAACCTTCACGATGCTGTTGTCGATTTCGAGCATCACCTCGACCATCGTGATGGCGTCCGCGTTCGCGGGGTTCACCTTGAAGCTCATCACCTGAGCGGTGAAGTATTGGATAGCACCGTTCACCAGCTCGACCTTGCACGAGACAGAGGCGTCCGAACCAGCGGCGGCATCAGCCTTCGCTTCGAGGATGGCCGCTCCAGCGTCCGAAGCCGAGACCGTAGTTAATCGAGCCGCGGCGCTTGGCCACGATACCAGTCTTGAGCGGGGTGTGAGTGGCGAGCGCGCTCTCGGAGCCGTAGGCGGGAAGCTCGGCGAGCTCGCCCACTTCGGCCCAAGTCAGGGCCGCAAAGCCGGTGGCGTCATAGGTGGCCGGAGCCGCATCATCGACGGACATCACGGTCCCGACGCTGGAGACAATATCACTCATTGGAAAACTCCTGTTTTGCTGGACAGCGCGGAGCTGATAGCACAGCGCCGCGCCGCCCGCAAAATTGCGGAGCTTAGGGCTCGTTCGCCCACGCCTCCCACTCGGGCCGCTCGAGCATCCAGTGGCCCGTCCGGCTGGTGAGGATGCTGTCGAGGATGACGCCGCGAACCTCGGCCCCCAGAGGCGTGAGGTTGCTCAGGATGGCCTCAGGCGTGGCTCCAGCCGCCTCCACGCTGGTGACGAGCGCGAAGCGCTCGAGGAGCCTCAGGATGTCCAGAGGGCGGCGGTGATGGATGCGACGGGTGACGAGCGCCACCTGAGCGCTCCGAGGGAGCCCCTCGAAGGCAATGGCGCGGAGGGCGAACTGGTGGGTGGGGTGGTGCATCTATGGAAGTCCTACTTCGAGTTAAGGCCGGAGAGGTGTTCTCCGATGGTGATTGCATGGAAGGCTCGGCCATTCATTCGGCGCGCGTGGCGAGCGTCCGGCTTCATCAGCTCGAGCACACAGTCCCCGCTCTCCGTGTGGATGATAGCCCAAGAGCCCTCCCAGTGACGGAGGAGCGGGAGCTCGATGCCAAGAGAGCGGCTCATGCTCCGAAGAACTTCTGGGCACAGATAGGGCCGATGCCACGCTCGACGCTCACGGGGTCCGTGAGCTCGCGGCCGCAACACGCACAGACGCCCGTCTGGCGGCCGTAGGCGATGGCGGCCTCGAGCGGCTGGGCGCACAGGGCGAGGAACTCGGCCTCGAGCGCATCCGAACACTCGCGGGTCCGGACGAAGGCCCCGTCCGTGATGCGGCCGAGATAGGCGTCCTCGGAGCTGGTGACGTAGAGCGAGCCCGCCCACTTGCCAGTGTCAGGAGCCCGCGAGATGACGAACCCAGCCAGCCGGAGCTTCGGGCGCTTCAAACCATTCTGGTGAGCGCGCTCGAGCGTCTCCACCACGGCCGAGACATCGACCTTCGGAGCGTTCGCGATGCGCTCGGCCTTCTGGGCATTGCGAGCCGCGTCCTTCTCCATGCAACGCCGGACGGCCGCGAGCTGTCCATCCGTGAGCTTCCCCCACTTCAGGAGGCTCTCGCGGAGGCTGGTGGCGAACTCGAAGCCACGGCTGGCGGCGGCCGTGAGCCAAGCGGCCTCGAGCTCGTGCTCCTCCATCCACGCCATCGCGAGCTGGGCGGCCTCGAGCTCCTTCTGGGCCTTCTTCGCGGCGGCCTGTTCGCGGCGCTTCTGGAGAACCACGGGGTCCGTCTTTGTGGAGATGGTCCCCTTCCCCTTGCACTTGAAGCAGGCCCCCACCACGCGGCCGGAATAGCCGACGAAGTTCCCAGAACCGCGACAGGCCTTGCACTTGACGTTGAACATCCGCGTGTTCGCGAGCTGGTGCTGGAGGAGGCTGTCGTCCACCTTCTCGCCAGCGGGGACTAAGCCCTCCCCGAAGATGTCCTCGAGGCTGTCGTCCAGCTCGTCACGGGTGTGATTGCAGTTCGGGGCGTTGCACATCGTCCAGCCCTCCTTAGCGCTTCGCGCCGCGCTGGGCGGCATCGTAGCCAGAGAAGAACTCAGCGCGGTCCGCCTCGATGGTCGAGCGGAGGCCGAAGTGTGCGCCGTAAGAGCGGCCGAGGCCGAGCTGGAAGGTGAGAGCGCCAGCGGTGAAGAAGAGGCCCTCGGCCTTCATGTCGTCAATGTAGCGGCTGGTGAACTTCGTCATGGTGTTATCTCCTCAGCGGGCCACCGTGGCCCTGAGCTCTCCATTAGACGAGCTCGAGGAGGGATGTCAAGTCGCCTTATCACCTCAGGAGGCGGAGGTTCCTGTCGATGGAGGTCCGAACCCATCCGGCCGGAGCCTGTGAGCTGTGGCCCTCGAACTCGAGCCTGTAGATATAGGGGAGGTTGTTCGTGATATAGAACACCTCGCCCGCCGCCTTCTGGGCCACTCTGGAGCCCTTGCCAGCGGTGGTTCCACCATTGCGGTCCTCGCTCTCCACGATGCCAGTGGCCGGAGAACCCAGTGTGGCTTGCCAGTTCGCTCGAGCTCGACCTGTGTCCACGGGCGTCCCGAGGACGACATCGCGGAGGAGGTTCAGACAGAAGAAGCGGATGAGCGTGTCCCGCTCCTTCTGTGTGCGCTGGGAGAAGCGCCGGAGGTCCGCGGTGAAGCTCACGCCGC